TCTATGACTTCATAGGGCGCTGTCCGCGAGGAAGGGGGACTTGGTGAAAACAATCAGCAGAGGCAACGGAAATTGGCGGCCCTGGTGGGTCGGCAAGACGATGAAATGTAACGAATGCGGCCAGATCATTGAGCTGGAGGCCGGCGACGAGAATCTGGCCAATATGTTACCGCCTCAGACGGAAGATGGTGTGGCCATCCGGTGTGAACGCTGTGGAAATCTGGTAACGCTGAAAAGACTGAAAAAATGAGCATAGATATAAAAGAGGGGTGGATTGCCGTGCATCGTTCAATGCGTAAAAATCCACGGTATAAAAAAAACTCCGCCTGGGTCCATGTGTGGCTTGAACTGCTTTTGCTGGCAACCCATTCACAAAAGGAAACGATATTCAAGGGAGAGAAAATCACCCTTAACCCGGGGCAACTTTTAACCGGAAGGAAGGCAATTTCAGCGAACACGGGGGTAAGCGAATCTTGCGTTGAGAGAATGTTAAAAACCCTAGAAAACGAACAACAAATTAAACAAGAAACAAGCAATATAAACCGCTTAATAACAATACTTAATTGGAACACCTATCAATTAAACGGACAACAAAACGGACAACGGGCGAACAACCAGCGGACAACGGGCGAACAACCAGCGGACACATACAACAATGAAGATAATGATAAAGAAAGTAAAGAAGAGGAGGTCGAGCTTCCACCCCCGCCGGATGGATTGCTTTCGCAAGTGAAATGGATCAAGGAGATCCGGAAGGAGTTTGCGGCCCTACGCGACGTGGACATATCGAACGCGCTCACCGGATGCCCGGACGAAGAAGCACGGAAGGCCGGAATGCGCGATTTTGGCCGGGACATGATCGCAACTTTGGGACCATTGCCGCCAATTCCGACGAAAAAATTGCGCGGCTATCTTTCCCTGGCGGAAAGAGAACGCGCGAAAACAACCGCCCCAGCCGGCGGCAGGACGCCAGGGATTGAAAATCTATCAGCCGAGGAAGTTATTGAACGAGCATCTGACGCTTTAGCAAGGAAAGGAATTTAATCAATGGATGGAAATGAAATCAAGGAACGTCTGAATCAACGGGCGGAGAGTGTCTGCGCCTACTTGTTGCCGACCGGGAAGAAGGACGGCGCTGAATGGGTATGCGGCGACGTAACCGGGACACCGGGGACAAGTTTGCGGATCCACTTGAGCGGCGCGAAGGTTGGATATTGGGCGGACTTTCAAGCATCCGATCAATACCGCGGCCGTAATCTTCTTTCGCTCTGGATGGCGGTCCGGAAGGTCCAGTTTGTCCCGGCCATGAAAGAGGCAATGGACTTTTTGGGGATGAAAGAAGACCGCGGCTGGCGGCGTGTCAGTGGTGAGACGCATTTTGCGAAAGAAGCCGCGAAGGCGGTTGAAAAGGCGCCACCGGCGCCGGCAACTCCGCCGATAAATCTTGACCATGAATATGTGCCGTTGCGGAAGGACGGCAAAGTGTTCAAGTGGCTGACCGAGACACGAAAAATTCCACCGGCTGTGCTGGAGTTATACAAGATCGGTGAAAGCCAGGAAGGAGATTGTGTTGTATTCCCCAGCTTCACCCAGGATGGAAAACTGAACAGTCTGAAGTTCAGAAATATTCTGGACAAAAGCAAGATGTTCGTTCTCCCGAAGGGCGCTCCTAAAATGCTGTTTGGGATTCAGGCAATCCCCACCGAACAATGCGACTTGTTCATCAGCGAAGGAGAATTAGACGCTATGACACTTGCGACCTACGGTTTCCCGGCGGTGAGTGTTCCGTTCGGAGCGAAGTGGCCCGGATCCGACGGTAAGGATCCGAATACGGAATGGATCAAGCACGATTACGAATGGATTGAAAAGTTTATTGAGGTTTTTCTGTGCCTGGATGCGGATGAACCTGGACAAAAAGCTACCGCGGCGCTGATCCCGCGGATCGGGCGGACCAGGTGTAGGATTTTGGACTATCCGGCCGGGAAGAAGGATCCGAATGAGTGCCTAGTGGCCGGCCTGAGTGAACAAGAATTTTGGAAGTTTATGAATGCGTCCCGCGATTTGGATCCGGAAGAGTTATTGAAACCTTCCGAGATTGAACAAGACATTTGGTTTGAGTTTTATCCGGACCTGAATGATAAGGCGCGACTTGGTGATCCTACGCCCTGGCCGGCACTGAAATTCACGTTTAATCCGAGCGAATTGACGATCTGGCACGGTTACAGCGGGAACGGCAAGACGATCCTGCTGAATCATGTGATGCTGGTTTTCGCCGCGTTGTGCGGGAAGAGCAGTTGCATAGCCAGTTTGGAATTTCCCGCGCGAAAGACATTCAAAAATCTTTGCCGGCAAGCAATGGGCCGCGGCCATCCGGCTTCCGCTGAGGAACTACATGATGTGATCCGGTGGATGGATAATTATTTTTGGCTCTACGCTCATATCGGCGAGACGACCGTGGAAGATGCGCTCTACGTTTTCCAGTATGTTGCGAAGAAATATGGCGTCCAGCATTTTGTCCTGGATTCGCTGATGATGCTGACCGAGATCGGCGGCGAAGAGTATGACAAGCAGAAGGCGGTGTGTCTGCGCCTGAAACAGTTTGCGACGGATTACAACGTCCACATGCACCTTGTCGCGCACAGCAAGAAGCCGGACAGCAAACACGATCCCGACCGATACCCTCCGCGCAAATATGACATATCGGGATCCGGGAACATTTCCAACGTGGCCGATAACGTGATTTGCGTGTGGCGCAACAAGGAAAAGGAAATGCAACTGGCTTCGGCTATTGACATGGACCGGGCGGGAGAAACGGAAGACGCACAAGCTCTGCGTAATAAATTTCTACAAAAAGAAGATGCGCGATTCATTATCCAGAAGAATCGGGAAACGGGCGAAGAGGTATGGCGGCGTCTTTGGTTTGATAAAGGGGATGAGGAGAGCTGGCAATACTTTGACGAGGACACGAAGGCGGCCGGCGCCGTGCAGTTTTGGAAATAATGAGGATGCAAACCCTTCGACGCGGCGCGAGAGCGCCTTGCTCAAGGCGATTTCGAGGAAAAAATCGTGAGAAAGCCGGAGAACAGAGAGAAGTTCAAAAAGATCATTGCGACCATGACGGAATTCTACGCGAAGCAGGATGCTAAAATGGTTGTGGAAGTCTTGGAAGAAGAGACAGTCAAAGCGAAGGAGCTGGCCATTCGATGCACTTCGTTAGCTCAGGACAGGGAGGCCCGGCGTGAGCTGAAACGGATACGGATGAAGGTGGAGGAACGGCTTAACGGGCAAGGAGAAGGCAATACATGAACGCGCAATGGGCCGCCTGTAGTGGTGGGGCCGTTTGTTCAAAAAACTGCTTTATATGTCACGGAATGAGAACGAAACAAGATTGGATTATCAAGATAAAAGCGAGTGCAGAATGATACCAGGAATTTCAGTAGGGCAATTTATCAGTTCGGTAGGTGTCGGTGCTTCCTTCGAGCAACCAGTGATATTTGTGGAGATAATTCCACGCAAAGTCGGTGATGTTATACGCGAATCCTTCGGTCAAGTTCCCAATTGTGGCCGACCTGTAAATAATTCCTACGGTTTCGAGTCCTTTCACGATGCCGTCATCAACGCGGAGGATATTGGCGCGCGTATCCTTTGCTATATAAAACCTAAGAATCTGCTTTTCATCTTCTGTCAGACAATTCAAGCGATCCGTGATATGCCGATAATAATTCCGTTTTCTCCTCCATTTTTTAATAAGATCGATTGCGTCACAAAAAAGAGTAATGGATAACAAAGATACGGAGGCGATGAAAATAATTGCGAGAATAGAGCGATAATTTTCTACAAACTGCGCCACGCTGAGTAGTTCAAGGAGTTGGCGGCTTGCAAACAAAAGAAAGGCGGAGATTGCTCCGAACATTACGAAATAACGTGGGGCGAGTTTCAGAAACTCAAGCATTACTTTGCCAATTCCGGTGATCAAGGCGATCATGACATTTGTGTGAATGAAAAGATTAACGAGAAGACGATTGTAAACTTACACCGAAACCAAGGATAAGTCAATACGACAAAACCGGACGAAGAGCGGATGGAGAAGGCAATCACAAAAGAATGGAAGATGGAATAGAAAGAGGCTGGCCAGATGAAGTTCTGTTTTGCGGGCTCCGGTATGGAGTGCCATTGATAAAGCGAAAAACTGATCCTGATATGATAGTCTGCCTTCTGCCGTGTTTTCTTGCCTTCGCCGGGTCTGAATGGCAGGTTTATTTCTCGCCTGATGGTGGGGCCGCAGATGCAATAGTGGTTGAATTGAATAAGGCTACAATACCGTCCTCGTTCAAGCCTACAGTTTTACATCCGCGCCCATAGCCAAGGTCCTGGTGGACGCGTACAAGCGGGGGGGGGGGTGAAAATCACGGTCATCCTGGACAAGGGCCAGAAAACGGCAAAGTATTCTTCCGCGGACTTTGTTTCTCACGCCGGGATCACGACGCTGATTGACGCCAAGCACGCAATCGCGCATAATAAGGTCATGGTGATTGACGGGCTGGTCCTGATAACCGGATCATTTAATTTCACGAAGGCGGCAGAAGAAAAGAACGCTGAAAACCTTTTGATAATCCGGGACAAGGAACTAGCCGACAAATACATCGCATACTTGAAGCTTCACGAAGCACATTCGGAAACGTATCAGAGAAAATAATCCATGGAGCCCGCCGATCCGGTCCCGCCGTGGGAATATCGCAAGGAAGAAAAGAAGTCTGCAAAAGTAACCGCCCAACAAGGGCAAAACGAAAGGAACACGCCATGACAATCGAAGAACGTCTGGAAAAGTTGGAACGTGAATTGACTGCTGTGAAGGCGTTTAACGAGG